ACGTAGGCCACGGCAAAGCCTTGTTGCCAGTTAGCATAGCCCCTTGTATACGCCATGCCTGAACTGCTTAAATCTACTAAATTGCCAACCTCAACACCCCACACAGTACGCCCTAATTGGCCTCTAGAAGCCTCTGTAAAGGCCGATACCCCTAATCTATGGGTGTGACCACACACCACGCTTTTACCAAGCCTTCTAGCCCCGTTTAAGGCCGTTTGTCCAGGTACTTGGCTAAGAGGGAAAGCATCTCCATGAACGGCTGTCCAGCCTGGCGCCCAGTCAAGCCCGAAAGGACTGAACTTGATTCCGAGCTTGTCATATCCCATAAAACGCTCATACTGCATTTCGGGTAAGTTGAGAAATGATGGTAGTCGTTTTTTAATTGATCGATAAAGTCTGATTCCATGATTGCTTCCCAATACATCTGTTACGCCTAAGTAGCTTAATACTTCTTGTGTTTGTTTTCTATCGTCATTTATGTTGCCAACCATCTCATCAATGGTGCCGGCATTAAAACCGCCTAGCTGTGGTAGATCAATTTCATCACCAATGCAGATAGTCCTATGTGGATTCCATTTAGCTAAAAAGCGGCCTACTGATTTGACAGATTTTTCATTAAAAAAAGGAACTTGCAGATCTGAAACGAACGCAATTTTCTTAATCGTCTTCCTCATAATCATCTAGGGGATCTCTTATTGGATCTGTAGTATCAACTATCCAATCAGGATAACTTGTACGATCCATAGCAAAGGCCAAAGCCGTAGATTCATCCATGCCATTCTTACGGCAAGCCTTATATACCTCATTGGCTGCAATAGCCCAGTAATCTAACTTAGTTAAGACAGGCTCTTTAGTAGTCCTGCGCTTACGCACCATTTTCTTTGGTTTGCGTTTAGTAGCCATGTTGAAATTATGACTTACTTATGATAGTAAACAGATCATCAACACGCTGTTCTAATCTTGTTAACTGATCCTTCATACTAGAGCCACCATTAGGGCGTAACTCATTAAGCCAACCCTTAACTAAAAAACGTAGTCCGATTAGTCCGCCTGATAGCACGGCCATAACGCCAGCGCCAAAGCCAGCCCATTCCGCTGGACTCATTTCGCATCTGCACCGAGGCCATAAGCCGTATCGGATTTGTCTAAAGCCCTAGCTGCTGGGCCAGCCAATGCTGCAATTACTACAGACAATGCTGGATCTAAACCTAGTTCATTGCTTGCTAAAAATGTTAAGAAAGATACTAATACCCCACGTGCATAGGATTTTAGTATTGCTTTTTGCTTCTTTGTTATTTTCATATTTTGCCCCCTAGTAGTGGTATATCGAACGGCTTAGAATCTGTATCGCCTGCTTTAGTAAATGAACAATGTATGTGTGACTTGTGAGGGTTTATACCTTTATAGCGCCGCCACTTAAATCCAAGCCTTCTTGATGCAATAAAGCCATTATGGATTACGTAAGATATGCGCTTATCGGTTTTACCACAGATTCTGATCTGGTCAGCCAAATATATCGAGAGCTGCTTGGATGAATCCAAACGACTATCAATATCAATGGCTCGGACGATCCCAGATTTGTCTGGATTATGATCCGATCTGGTGGCGGAATGACGAGCATCACCAATCCACCCATCACTGGTAGTGCGGCGATCAGGGTACCAGGTATCAACCTGATCTCTTAACTGCACCCCAGCTGCACATAATTTAGGTTTCATTAGCCAAGTAACAATTTTAATTCGTCGGCAGTTAAGCCAAGACGATCTGCTATTGCTTGGCGAGCTATTTCTTTGGCTTCGGCTTCTGCTTTATTTTGTTTTTCAATTTTTTTACCATGTTCAGCATTTGCTTTTACCACAAGCAATTCTTGTTCATTCAAATTACTTTCTGTAATTTCTCCGGTTGAAATATCGTGAATAATTTTTGTTAAAGACATTTTAGCCACCTATCAGTTCGTATGTTCCAGCAGAAAGAGATCCAGCAAATGTAATGGTAAGTGAAGTAATTGCGGCTGCTTCATCAAAATATCCAGTACAAGAGCCTATACTTAAGTTTGACGCAGAGTGAATAAAACCAGCATTTACATCAAATGTAGTCATACCTGCCGCTTTAGCATTTTGTATTTCAATAGTCCAGCCATTGTCAGTATCGCTAGCTTTCAAACTGTTATCCATAACAAGACTCACGCCAGTATCATTTATATTCATTTGCTGACCCTGAAACGCACCTGAAACAGTAGTTCTCAATCTTAGATAATCATAATTAGCCCCAGTATTACCATTGAATGTTAGCCTTACATCTCCAGCCGAACCACAATTAATACCGCTAATTCTAAGAAATAAATAATCCTGAGTGAGGCCAGTTATGTTCAGCGTTGTTCCTGAAGTTAGAGAACCACTAGCAATAGAAGTTAATGTTAAAGAGCCACCACCACTAGCAGCCGCCCATTTTAATCCAGTTGCAGTTGATGTATCAACAGTTAAAACGTCATTATTCACACCCGAACTAGCTAATCGTGTATCAGTGGTTGAATAAGTATATAAATCACCTTTAGTAGTTAATGGAGATGATCCACCAGATTTAACTACCCATGATGAACCAGAATAAACTTGAATAACATCTGTGTCTTTTAGATAGCATGAGTTACCCTCTTGTGGAGAAGTTACAGCCGCATCTCTAGCTGTTGCATTAGCAAACACCCAGATACCTTGCATTAAATAGCCATCTACGTCGGCTGCGGTTAATACCTCGCCTGTAGTGAAATCCTTAAACCCTAAACCAGCTGCCATCTTTACTCCTTAGTAACTTAGGACATTATAGCCCAAAGTACCATAAATGCTATTATTTAGGATAAATGCATCTATGACTGGCTCTAGTGTCGTGAACGTAGTTTTCCAACTATTTGGGGTAATCATCATTCGAACCCCAAAAATCTGTAAAGTCTTTTCTAAAAGCGATCCGCCAGGCTGGGTAGTCTTGACTGTAATAGGATCAAAAAAGTCTAAGTTTAAAGCTGCGAGTATGCCTGAATTGTAGTTATCGGTGTATAGATCCAAAACTATGGCATCAACACGTATTGAAGTTTCTTGCCTAGAAGCCACATAAGCCTGGGCATAATCCAGGGCTACGGCATCTGATTGCATTAGTAGGTTATCTAAAAAGTAACTATGCAAAAAGTATTTATCTATGCTGGCTTGATTTAGGGCTACTTGTGGACTACCACCAGCTCTAGTAATTGTGGCTTTATTAAATACCAGCACGTCATTTAACACCCAGGTAGCATCAAAGTAATCTATGCCTGTGCCATTGTCTGCAAAGACTGTAGGTGTGCCACCGATAGATCCAGCGGTAACGCCTCTGTCTTGGAATACAAAGTTATTATCGGCATCCACATAGATAGCGCCATACTCTGATTCTGACACTGTAAACAAAGCTTGTAATGCTGTGCGGTTAGTTCCAGGATCTACTTGCAATGTAGTAAGCCCTGCATCAATATCACGTTGGGATGCTGGCCAGTCAATTTCGTCCAATATTTTGTTAATACGTGTGCCACTTAATTGTCCAGCACCTGAATCTGTAACTGTGCTGATCTGTGCTAATTGGGCTAATCTAAAAGCATCTACAGCTTGTATGGTAGTCATGGCTAGATCTTCGCCTGACTCATCTGGGTAGGTTGTAACATAACTTGTAATAAATCCTGAGAATATTGGATAAGTTACTGAGCCATAAGTAGCAGTAATCTGTACTTTTTTCATAGGTGTTAATAAGTCATAATAAGGCCCAGATACATTTTGTGGATTAAAATCGCCATTTTGATCTATTATGCGTAAGGTCATAGAGCCAGTTTGGAATTGATCGCTAAGTGCAGTACGACCTCTATTGGTTTCAATACGATTTATTTGATTTGATACATCCACGATTACAGCTACAGAATCTGACAATATGTTTACATCTAATTGGCCTTGTCCTAAGATAAGAGCCTGGGCAAAACTAGGACCAGTCGAGAAATTTATGAAAGCATTTATTACAGGTACTGTCATACTATAAATCCAGCTGGTACTGTGCTATATCCCGATCTGTTTGCTACCTGAATACTTTCGGCAATAGCCTGGCTTAACCTGTCGCTATTAGCATCTACTGTAACTCGGATTTCTGTAGGTTTTTGATTAGAAGATTGTTGAGCCAAAAACTCACCAATTCGAGAGTTTAATTCTTTGGTAGTTTCCATACCCAGGTTATATTCAAAAGCTTTGATTTGTTCGTTTTTTGCTTTGACTTCTGATAAAGCATAATTATAAGTAGCGCCGCCACCTTCAACAGTCATGGTAGTACCGAGTTTGGCAATCATGGCAGCAATGCGAGCATTTAGAGATTTTACAGACTCTAAAGCATCATCAAAACTTGTGACTTGACTTGCTATAAATTGATTAATTTTATCAGTCATAGATCTAACGGCTTCTAGTGCTATGTTAAACTTTTTAGCAAACTCTTGGGCTGCTTCGGCGGCAGCAAGTTCGGCTAATGCTTTTTTAGCTAAAGCCTCATCATTTTTGTTTATAGCAATTAAAGAGTTTAATCTAGCCCTAGTTTCGGCATCTGTGGATTCACGTAATGCTTTTTGTAAACCAATTAGTTCTATATCAAACTTTTCTTTTAATTGATCTAAAGCAGTTTTAGCTTTTAATGTAGTAACTTCTTGTTTTTTAAGTTTTACTAAATCTTGTGATGCTTTTATTTCTTGTTTTCTTTGAGCAGCTAATACACGGCCAGCCGTTCTTTCTTGGCCACCACGATCTACAGTTTGACGACCTGCACCCCTTAATGCTTCTGTAGCACGTAATACAGCACCAATGCCAGGTATGTTTCTTAAAAATGAACCATCCATGCCAGGTATATTAGTTATCTCTTTTAACTTACCTGCAACCTTGCCTAATCCTACTAAAACCTCACTTGTGGCAGTAGCAAAATCTTCCATTTTGTCGGTTACGTTTTGGATACTATTATCTTTACCTAATTGAGATAATGCATCTAATAAACCTTTACCGATTATCTCCTGAGCATTAGCTGTGGCAACCCTAAATAAATCCATTTTGCCAGCATAAGTTTCTAATCTAGCTGCGGCTTGGCCTGAAAACTTATTGTTAAGCCCTCT